CTGGTAGAAGGCGCGCAACCGCTGACACAGTCGCGCCAGCTCAGCTGGCTGGAACTCGGCATCCCAGGCTGGCTCGGTGCGTAGCTCGGCAAGGGTGACCATAGGGACAGACTAGACCGCATCGCCCTTGGTGGGCAGTCCTGAGGTGTTTCCCCAGACACCGGGCGCCTTCTCATGGTGCAACCAAAACCAGGTGCGTCGCACCAGGTGGGAGATCTTGGCGCCCCGACGCAGACACTCCAGGGTGAGCCGCCGGTCCTCGCCCGAGTTGGCGCCCGGGTTGGTGCCACCGGGAGCCTCGGCTGGGAAGAAACCGATCTCCTGAGCCAGCTCGGTACGGACCAGGGTGGTGATCGTGGTCTCGATCGGGTTCTCCGGGTCGAAGGGGTTCAGGTAATGCCCAGGTGGGAAGACCCCGTCACCTCGCTCCGGGTCCCAAGTGATGGTGCTCATCGACCCGTTGGCTTTGAGCTGGACCAGCTCAAACCAGCTGTAGACGAAGTCAGCCCCGGTTTGCTGGGCATGCCCTAGGAGTGCCTTGAGGTGAAACGGTTTAAACCAGTCATCAGAGTCCAGGAAGGCCACCCAGTCTGTTCGCGCTTGCATGAGCCCGCGGTGCCGGGTGGCTGCGGCGCCCTCCCCCTGGTTGTCTACGCTCAGGATGACGGTGTCCGGTAACAGGGTCTGGTAATGGATGCTGCTCAGGGCTCGCTCCAACATCCCGTTGCGGAGCCGGGCCGGGTGCGCTGGGACGATCACTGAGATGGTAGGGGTCCTCATAGGGTTTAGGATATGCTGGCCAGCATGAGCAACCTTGGCCGCTGGAGTTCCTGGTACGCCAAGATCCCTGCTGACGCTCAGCCGGAACCCTACGGCGCCACCCCCACCTACGAGCTGGGTGCTAGGTTCCTGGAGCCCTGCGCCCTGGTTGAGGACTGGGGCTGCGGGAAGGGATGGATGCGTACGCTGATCCCGCCTGAGCGTTATCGCGGCATCGACGGTACCGCTTCCCCGTTCGCCGATGAAGTGGTAGACCTGGCTACCTACCGTAGTCAGGTCCCAGGCATCTACATGCGTGGGGTGATCGAGCACTGCTATAACTGGGAGAAGGTGCTCGCCAACGCGGTCGCCTCATTCACCCAGCGTATGGCGCTGGTCATCTTCACCCCTCTGGCGGAGACGACCAAGGAGATCGCGTTCGTGGAGGAGCTGGGCGTACCGGATATCTCCTTCTGCTTGGAGGACCTGGAGGAGCACTTCGAGCAGCCGGGCAACATCCATTGGGACTTCGCTTTCGAGGCGGCGGACACCGGTTACGGTAAGGAATGGATCTTTTACTTGGAGCGTGAGTGATGATCGAACGAATCACAGATGCCACCCCTGAGGAACAGACCCGAGGGCACCGGTTCCGGTATCATCTGGCGGCGGGGTTCTGTCTACCTGACGACCGGGTCCTTGATGCAGCGTGTGGCACTGGGTATGGGTATGAGATTCTTGAACCTTACGGGGTCGGGTATCTAGGCGTCGATAAGATCGACAGATCCCAGGTACAGCTCCCTGACCATTTAAGCTCTGCCTGGACTTCATGGGACCCCTACCGCCAGGTGGATCTGGAGACCTGGCAGCCTGACTTCAAGTTCGATGTGTTTATAGGCTTTGAGACGATTGAGCATCTCAATGACTACTCCAACTACCTGAGGGTTGCGACCCAAGCTCGAAGCTGGGTTCTCCTGTCCACGCCGGTGACGCCTACGGTCGGGATCAACCCTTACCATCGGTGGGACTTTGCCCGGGGTCAGCTCGTGGACCTGTTCCAAGACCCAGGTTGGGAACTGTTCCAGCTCGTGGACCAACCCTCGGAACAGTCGGAGATCTACGTATTTCGGAGGCGGTCATGACTAGTTACTTAAGATTCGAGGAGGGGTTTTCTGACTCAGGCAAGACAAAGATCCTCTTCATTTACTCAATACACGGTGATCTACTGGGGCAGATCTCATGGTTCGCACGTTGGCGATGCTACAGTTTTTATCCGGCGCCGGGGACCATCTGGAACACTGGCTGCCTGACCGAAGTGCAGGAGAAGATCTACTCACTGACACGTGAGCGGAGTATAGTACCTAAAAAGGAAGCGATAATATGAAGAACGTCGAACAGAAGACCTGTGAGAACTGTGGGACTCCCATCAACAGTGGAAAAAAGTGTGATGCATGTAAGAAGATGCAGGGTGGCCTTTTGCGTACTCCCGTATGAGAGTCGTCGTCTACTCCGCGCTCTACGGTGGGTACGAGGAGCCTAAGCCACTGCCCGACCTCGGGGTACGCGCCATCATGGTCACCGACAACTGGCGACTGGTAGCTCCCGGCTGGGAGGTCCAGGTAGCCAGTCACTGGGGTACGAAGCATGGGGCAGGCTCGCCTTACGGCCCGATGCTGCGGGCCAAATGGTGGAAGACTCATCCGCAGGCGGTCTGTGGCCTCAGTACTGACGTGTCGTTGTACCTGGACGCCTCTATGACGGTGACGGCACCTGACTACGTGCAACGGTGCTTGGAGGCGCTCGGAGATGATGACTGGGTCATGGTGAGCCACCCGTCCCGGAGCTGCATCTACGACGAGGCCGCCTACTCCGCTACCCTGCCCCGGTACCGCGGGGCGAAGTTGGCCGAGCAGGTGGCCTACTACCGCGCTTTGGGGCACCCGGAGCGCTGGGGGCTGTTCGCCAACGGGGCCAATGTGCGTCGACACACCCCCTTCGTACTGGACCTGGGACAGGCGTGGTGGCAGGAGTGCGTGCAGCGCTCCTGGCAGGACCAGGTGTCATTGCCGGTGCTGGTACGGGCAGCCGGAGACTTCCTCCGCTGGAACACCAATATGCCCTGGGGGCAGTGGTGGCAGCATGCGGAGCATCCCTGGGCTAGCCAGTAAAGGTTCTTAGCTGCTGAACCAGGTTGAGCGCAGCATCAGGAGTAAGTGCATACTTACGGCTGAGTACATCGTCGAGCTTGGCTTGGTCGAAGGAAAGATGCTCTGAGGCAAAAGCTCTTACAATCTTTTCGTAGCTTCGACTGAGTACCATTGAGCTGTAGTTTAGGCTGGTCACTATCAGTAGTCCGGTCGGCTGAACGTCGACCAAATGTAGCGACAGCTCGGGCCGGTAACGATAGAGGATTTCGCGGATCTTCCAGACATCTCCGGCCCAGTCACCCGGACACTGGTTACGGCTGGCTTCTCCATAGTTGCGAGGGAGTACATCGTCAAAGACGATGACGCCCCAAGGGTCCATCTTCTTCTCGATGTTCATAAAGTCATGCAGCGCGAACTCAACTAGATGCATGCCATCAATGAATGCTAGGTCGATAGTACCAATACCTTTAGCCTCGTCGCTGGCAAAGAAGTCATCAGAGGTTGACCGGAGTACCTTCCCGGTAACCGGGACTGTGAGCTGAGGGTTAGGATCAATCCCATATGCGTATGGGCACTCGTTAGCTAGTGCCAGCGAGTGCCCATACTGGACCCCCACTTCCAGGTAGACCATAGGCTTAACGATCCGATGTAGCTCTGCGAGGAGCTCATGTCTAGTTGTTACCACGGCATCCTCCCCCAACGAGCTAGGAAGGCTTGAGCATCCTGGCCGGACCGGACCTGTAGCTCAGGCGTCATGCGGGCATTCGGGTGGAGATGCTGGACTGGGTAACCAGGCACCATGATCATCCCACCAGCCTGACGCGACTGCCAATCCAGATCGTCGTCACCGTACCACCAATATAGATCCTCATTGGCCCTGATCCCTTTCTCACCGGCCAGCATGAAGGCCCAGCCCTGCATCCGGGTATGGAGTGGAACCGGGCCGGGCTCCCGATGGATACGACCTGTCGGTCCTGAGCAGGCGGCAGCAGCTGCGTTCCCACGCATCTCGGAGGAGACAAACTTGAACCAGCCATCTGGCACGAGGGTGTCATCGTTCAGGATCGCCACGTCCCAAGTTCCAGTCTGCATCTGACCTACCGCGTGAAGCTGGGTCTGCTCCAGCCCAACGTTCCAGATCTTGCTCAGGTTCAGTGACTCCTCTTCGTCTCTATCTAGATATAGAACGTGGTAATTATTTGACTTAGGTACTCTTTTCCTCCCCCTGTTGCCATTGTCGATGACCCAGATAACTTTTACCTGATCTCTGATTGTGTTAATGCAGGCGAGAGCAACCTCAGGACGGTCGCTGGTCGGAATCACTGCGAAGCTAGGGATCATTGTCTTGCTGTCCCTTCCCAAACGGTACCGATGTCGAAGCCACCTCGCTCCGTGTACTTTTGTTTAGCCATTGCCATGAACATTTTGGTTGAGGACTCTTGTCTGTCAAAAACATCCAAGATGGAGCAAAGCACCTCGAAAATATCGGCAGCTTCTTCTAGTCTCTCCAAGGGGGTCGTTGCGGCAACCAGCTCTCCAACCTCCTCCAGTAGTTTCATGAGCAGGAGCCGTTTGTGTTCGTCAGTGGAAGCCACCGGCCGCAGCCCAACTTTTGCCTCCTCGATACTCCAAGCTAGGTCTCCGATACGGTCTCTTACCAGCTTCGCACCCATTTATCCTCCTCGTTGCATTTGGTACGCCCGCTCCCAAGCCTCCATCCACCGCCAGGCTTGCGCCTGGTAGGTCTGGTCGACCATGTAGCACCTACCCATCTCTGCCTGCTCTTTACGCAGAGCCTCATCGGTCAGCAGCCGGGCAACCAGCTCCCGCCACTGCTTGGGGTGCTCGGCCAGGAACCCGCAGCCGGACTCACGGTGCAACCTACGGTACTCCTCCCTAGGGGAGGCTACCCAGGGGATGCCGACGGCCATGTGCTCGATGCCCTTGAGCCGGGACTTGGAGGTATTGAAGGAGGTGGGGGCGAGTGGGACAACACCGACATCATAGGTGTTAGCGATAGTTTTCACCCAGTCAGCAACTCCTGTCGGCCCGGTGTAGCTGGGCTCCAGGTGTAGCCCAGCCGCCTGCTTGACCCGTGATGCTGCACCGACCACCGCAAACTCATGCCCGTTGTCGATGAGCTGCTGAGCGGCTGGGCGCATCACCTGAAGATCATTGGGATGGCTCTGGGTGGTCCCGGCCCAGCCCCAACGACCAGTCTCCGGCTTCGGGTACTCCAAGCAGGCAGCCGGCAGGTAGTTGTCCAAGACGACTCCTCGTCCATGTCGGGCATAGACCTTCTGGAGGGTCCTAGTCGAGGTAGTGACCAGAGTCGCCCGCTTGCAGGACTCCAGTGCATGACGCCAGGACAGGGGGGTGGGGCTTTTAGCCCAATAAGAGTAGAAGGCAACGTTTTTAGGGTGGATAGCTGACATATCGTCATCCATGTCAACGACTACGGCTATTCCGTTCTGACGCATGATCTCTACCATTTGCGGCTGTAGCGGATGACCAGGGCGTTGGATCACCACTACCTCGGCATCTGCTGGCACCTGGGTGCTGACCAACTGCTGGGTCCCGTCCTCACGATCTCGCACCTTAGCCAGGAAGCCGCTACCTCCACTACCTTTAGGCGGCAGTATGGTGACGTCAAAACCTTGTTGGGCCAATGCGTCTGCTGGCCAGATGAGCCGGTGGTGGCCGCACCCATATACATCCGCTGGCAGTATATAAACTTTCATGCGGACCGCCACAGGGATGATGGTGCTGACAGCGTCAGGAAAGACATGGTTCTTGCTGGTCCTCCCGGGGAGCCGAAGATGGTGACAGTGCCCGCACCGGCGGTGCGAAGGACACTGAAGAACAGGTTTAATGTCTCATCCACCGTTGCCTTAAAAGCCCAACTCCAGTAGTGAGTACCGAGCAGGTCGTCTCCGGACCATCCGGCTTGGCAAATGACAGCGCCGGTAACAGCCGTGTCGCGTCGTACCTGAATCTGCCAGTCATCAGTAGTAGTGGTAACCGAGTCGAAGAGCTGGACCCCGATCAGGTAGGTGTACCCTGCCTTCACCAGACCACTAAGTGCAAGCTGTGGGATATCTGTTTCTGCCGATACTGGACCAACAAGCGAGCCGGAGGTGACGTTGACGCCGTCAACGAACCCTGGCATAGTAGCAAAGCCAATGATGAAGTTACCGCTAGGTGGGATATGTACGGCATATATCCGCACGCCGGCCACCAATGGCCCTACGAGGCTGATTGCGGTGATAGAGACAGAGTCCCCGTCATACATGATCGACACTGACCTGGTGCCGCTCCCCGTCACAGTTGCCGGGAGCAGCTCCCAAGTCAAGCCCAACCGTTGGGTGCTGTCTATCACGGACTGCGCGACGGTACCCATGATCTCCTGAGTCGACCCAACGGGGTCGGCAGGCTGGGTAGGACCCGTCATGAGTAGGCCCGTCTTAGTAAATGAGTCATAATGCCACCTTCCGTCAGCTCCAGCTCCCAAGCCAGCTCTAACCACATCTTCCCACGCCACCGGATAGTGTTGTAGGAGTCATGCCGAGGGTCAGGCGCCGTGGTGAGAAATGTCTGCTCAAACACGGTGTGCCGAGCTGCTAGCCCTTTAGCTACCGCGGTCGCTTGGGTCTGGCTGGAGAGCTGAAGGTTGCGTACGTCGGGTACGACAAACCCCCGGTTGGCTATCGAATGTGGTGCAGTAGAGGCGATGTCAGCCGTTCCTACCACCACCTCGTCTGGGTTGGCTGCGGCATTGGAGACTACAATGAATCGGTTAGGTGCGCTGAGTAGGTCATTGGTGGTCAAAATATTGTCACGCATTACCTTGTGATGGTCAAGGTCATCGAAGTTGAAGTCGGGTATCCGGTCAACCGGGTTGAAAGTCCGGATGAAATGCATCAGCTCGTCGTTGCCAAACCAGGGTGAGAAGTAGTCACCTGACACGGCTAAGGACTCTAATATCTGGCCCCGATGATGCCCGATAGTCCACGCTTCCGCCGAGACGTATGAGCTTGGGTCCAAGGTGAAGATAATAGGTAGACCGGTCAGTACATTTTGGATGACTCGTGAAACATTAACGGAGACTCCATTAACTCCTTTAGTAACTGGTTGGTCAACTAGAAACATCTCATCCATGAGCGCTGGGACGCCTAGAGCGCCAGCAGTAGTCTCCCTCTTGGGATCATTGACAAACATGTACCTACCTAAGGGGTAGGAAGTGCCTCCGGGGAAGACCATGGAGACCTCAACCCGATCGCTAATGGGGTTGATTACCGCAGTGTCTGCGGTTCCTAATGACATGGATAGATGTCGTTTGATGGTACGAGTGGTGTCATGGGAGAGGCTCGCCCCCCGAATCGGGTGCAGCTCCCCGAGATGCTCACCGCTGACCGCATTCACCCGGTCAAAGCGAAAGGTAGCCTGTCGCTGCCCAGTCCAGGGGTTAAGATCCAAGATTGGGTCATGTGGAAATGCGGTGATGATGTGACTCATGCCACCCCCACTGGGCTGGGGGTATCGGTAACCTCGATGATGGTGACATTAGCCAGGTAGAGGCGACGGTCCCGTAGCACTCGACCGTTGGGTACCAGCACGGTGGCAAGCCACCGGTTGCCATCCTCATCCCGGACACAGACGTAAGACACTGAGTCCCAGGCCATGTCCCGTAGGCCAGTGAAGTCGCCCAGAGTCTCTGGTGCGATCGCTGCCGCCTGGACCAGCAGAGTCCGGCTGAACTGCTCACCACCTCGCTCGGTAGGACGGAAGGCGGTAAAGAAGTCGGCCCCGTACATAGCTTGGAGCTGGACAAAACCAGCCTCGGCAAAGTTGAACCCTTCCTCGACCCGGTCCTCCCACACACTGGCGTAGGCCAGGTTGACAGACCCATCCTGTCGTTCATTTGAGGTGAACAGAAGTACATGACCGTTGGCGATGCAGTCTCCACCGCTGGCACCGGGAGTGGGGATGGTCATAGTCACCTCGGATGACCATGGCCCTTCGAAACCATAGTGGTCTACCCCCCTGATCCGGTAGCTGGACAGGATTCCTACTCTGGCCTCAAAGTCACAGAACCCGGTTACCGCAGGGTTGGTAGCCTGCATGATGGTTTTCCAGTCGGTTTCTACTATATCCATGCGCTGTAGCTCGTAGTAGCCAAAGTTGAAGTCGGGCGGCACTACGGAGAAGTTGTCATAGGAGAACACTGTGGTGGCTGCGCCAGTGTCGTCACGGGCGAAACCGCCAGCGTTGTTCCCAGTGGTTAGGGAAGTGTCAGTAGTCTTGATCAGCCAGTCGTTTGGCTCAGGAGTAGCCGAGTCCCATACCTTTGCCTTGAGCTGGACCGGACTGGTACCAAAGACCTGGAAACGAAGGTTGCGAGCTGTGGTAGTAGTGGGTTTTAGGTTGCTAAGGACAACCACTGCTATGTCGCTCTGGACATTAGCAACCCGCTTGCGAACGCGTAGCTCGGCCGTCCCATCCGAGACATAACGGAACTCGGCCCAGTAATAGTTACCGGCATCAGTCAGTCTTCCTACCGCCCCAAGCCGAAGCTGTCCAGATTCAGCGGAGTCACTTATAGACCCACTCACTCTGACATCCTGGTCGGGGCCTCCGACATCAAGCCAGACTAGCCGGTCACCTGCCAGCACGCTGACCGTGTTAAGACCCTGAGTGCCATTAACGGAGAGATCAGTAGCAGGCACGGTGGTGGTGGTCCACGCCTGCCCCGAGTCAGCGGTACCCCACCCTCCGGCTGCTACCACCCGGGAGAAGGAGTCCTCAGCAAAGCCAGTACCGGCTGGCAACGGCCAGGTGATCCGGTTGTACAAGATCGCCGAGGGGATACAGCACGGATCTACTCCACAGTCCAGCCCTATCCCTACCAGCTCCTGGCTCTGGAGGGCTATGGAGACCCCCGTGATGGTGGGCATGTCCTGACCAAAAATGAGCACCATGTCCGTGGTGGCGTCGTCGGAGATCGCGCTGACCGGAGGTGCGTACTGCGGAACCCATTGGGCGTTGATCGTACTGCCCGCGGAGGGGGCACCGTAGGTGGCGGTAGAGAGCTGGTGTGGCGAGGGAACCAGGTTGAACAGGTTACCTGCGACACCAGACACTGCCGGCGCAATGGCCCCGAGCACCTCCCACCGGTTGCCCGCGGTCTCCCCGGCGGCCGTCCAGCGCCACCGGGGGTTGGCGCCAGTGCCCATAGAGGGTGGGGTGGCGAACCGGAGCGTGACTTCTTTCCAGTCGCTGTTGATCTCCTCTAACGCGTCGAACTCGGCTGAGGTGATTTGCACACTGGAACCGGCGATATCGGGAGAGTCTAGTACCAATGGGACGCTAGTGTCGCCCCACCGGCGGGCATAGAAGCGTACGTGCGGCCAGCTAGCTGCCGCTCCGGCCGCACCATCAAGGATCTCCTGTTGAGCGAAGAGGGAGCCCCATACCTGAGCTACCGCCTGGCGACCATACACATGAGCTTCAGTTAGCGGGCCACCGGAGGCATGCAGGGAAAGCTGGGGGAGGACGTGGGTCTGAGTTGCCGTGATCGTTTTGTCGACGGCGGTGAGATCAAGCGGGGAAGGGACCGATACCAGCACCCCCGGATGAGGGGGGATGGAGTACAGCTCACGAACAGCGTTGAGCTGGGGCAGGACGGGGGACACTGGACCAGCGCTACCAGCTTCTCCGGACCAAACGGTCACAGTGTACCGACCAGCGGGGAGGGTCGGGTTGATCGCACGGGTCACCGCATCGCGCATGGTGACGATATTGGCGCCGTACCTGAAGCTGTCCTGACCAGTGGCTGGTGCATGTCCTAGCCCGCCGTAGGCAACCCGGTTCTCCTCGACATAGAGCACCTCTAGCGCGCAGTAGTACAGGAAAGCGAATCCGGCAAAGCCGCCGCCGACGTTAGTGCCGCAGCCGACTTGGATATAGAGCCGGCTTCCAGATGAAGCATCAAACCTGGCCAGGTCGGTAAACTTCCAGGGAACGAACTCAGAAGTTACCGGGTTTTGCCAGTGCCAGCAGAACGCCCCGAGCGGTATCCGACTTACTACAATCGGCTCAGTGCTGGTATTGAAGGCATCGCCAATATCGTAAATGACCGGGTCGGTGGCAACTATGCCGAAGAAATCTTGGCTCCGGTTTAGCTGAGTGGTAATAAAGTCAGTGACTGCTCCACGCTGTCCACCCAATAGGACATTGACTCCAAGGATCCGTTTATTAGTCAGGTCCTGAGTATATTGTCCCATATCAAAAGATATGGAAAGAGACGACTCAGCCACGGTTCCATCGAACAATAGATAGTCGCTAAATTGTGGCGTGAGAAGGATCGCAGGACCAGTGCGACCCGAGCTAGAGATAACTCCGGTAGCCGCGGTAGACTCAACCGGAATGATCGTCCGTCTGACCGGACCTACCTCATCGACCTTTTCAGCGTTGTAGACACTGATCATCATAACAGTGTTGTCATTGTTAATAGCATCCATGTCATGGATGTAGTAGCGACCAGACTGCAATATCCGTGAGGTAAGCAAAGTGAACTCATGCCCGTACTCGACATCATTCACGTCGGGGGACAGGACAATCAGCTCGTCCCGGATGGGCACCCATTCCAGGCCAAGGATCTTGGGGGCAGTCGGGTTGTAGTCGCCCATCAGAGCATCCTCACTGCGAGCCGTGTACTACGGATGGCAAGTTGCTTGGTGATGCCAGTTCCTACAGCCGCACCGGTCACGCGAGCTTGCTCTTGGGTAGGTAGTGTACCTTCAAACCCGACCCGGATCGAGTCACGGTTGAAGATGATGTTGCTGGTCGCCTCCAGCGAGGCCATCCGTAGCTCGGGCGCCTCCATGGCGATACCTCGGGCCAGGTCACGTACCAGGTGCTGCCCTCGGTAGAGGGCATACCCGCTACCGGACAATGGACCTTTCTCAGCCGGAGAACCGGGGAGGTAGCTGGTAAGTATCGCGGCAGCTACCCTCATGGCCTGCCCCAGCGGGCCATACATCACCGTGATCCCATTTATCAGTGACTGTATAAAGTTCTTCCCGGCCTCGTAGGCAAGAGCAGGCAGGCTGGCGATGGCCGCCTTGATCCGTCCCGGTATCGCGCGCAGGAACACTTCGGCGTTATCTGCACCCTGTCTAAGGGAAACGATGAAGCTGTTCCAGATCACCCGCCCCCCACCGAGGATTCGACCTAGCGACTCAAAGAAGTTGCTGATCTTCTCCCCTAGCTTGCCAAACCCTTCACCGATACCTGGTACCAGCTCATCGTTGACAAAGTGAAAGAAAGCCTGTAGTGAAGCAGTGATGAGGAGGATAGCCAGGATCAAGCCAGCGAACACATCAATCATTAGGATGGAGAAGTTGACTAGCCCACGCATAGCCTCGAACCCGGCCGGAGACGCTAGGAAGAAGCTGAGCCTCTCTAAGGCTTCGGAAAACTCCCTGATGATTTCGGCGCCGCCTGCCTCATCAAGGCTTGTCATGAACGCAGCGAGGAACTGAATGAGTTGACCAAGCAGCTCAAAGGTATCTTTGAGCGTGTCCCGCATGCTCGTAAGCCACTTTTGGAAGTCTGGGTCCTTAGCCGCGTCGCTGAAGATCCGACCGAGGTTTTCCAAGTTCCCAGCCAGCATGTCCCCTAGGGCTTTTAAGAAGGGGAGCGCTGCATCACTCATAGCGATAAGACCATCAAGGAACGTAATGAAGGCTGGCCCAAACCGGTCCAGCCACTGTATCGTGGCTGGAATTACATCCTCGATGAACTTGATGAAGGTGGGTGAGCCGAAGAAGGCCGTCAGGTCTGCGAAGAGACCTCCTAGCGCGCTGGCGAGTGCCGGTAGCCCAGCCCGGAGGACGGGGCCAAGTACCTCAAACAGTTTGCCGACACTGGTACCGACGGCCTTGAAGAAGCTCTCCTGAGTCAATGCTTTTAAGTCGCGGAACAGGTCGCGGAGCGGAAGTAGGCTTCGGACGAACTTTTGGGCCGAGGGAGTGAGTCCCTTTAGGGCCTCGTTGAGCTCTTTGGCGTTTTTGGCGGCAAAGGCTCCGGTGATCGCGGTACCGACGCCTTCCCAAGCCAGCTTGAGTACACCGACCTGTAACCCTATGGCAGCGATAAGTGCCGGTATGGTTACCAGTGTCGCTATAAGGGCACCCACTGCCTGCACTGCCCCCAGAATGAGGGCAACAATGACCCCGATCAAAGGGATCAGGAAGACAAGTAGAGACGAGCGTCCGCTTACGTTGAACCCAGCACCAATGGCATCCTGGATGCCTCTACCGATGCGGTTGATCGGTCCGCCTGGACGACCTAGCCGGTCTCCCGTCTGATCGAAGGCACGCTCAATCCGTTCCTCTACGCGTCGGAAGAAGCTATCATCAAAGTCAACATCATCATCAAAGTCAAAACTTGGCCTCGCGTGGACCTTGCGGCCCTCAAGCGAGTCGCCGATCGAATGAGCAAAATCGTCCCCATGCTGGCCCAGCTCACCCGAGACCGAGTCGGCGAGTCGTTCACCCCAGCTGTCACCGATAGAGTCCAGCAGTGGACCGGCGTCACGTTCTGCCCGCCGGAGCCCTTCTTCCAGCTCGGGCTCCATGGGGTCGGTGTCTACATGCACCTCAACCCTGGCTGAGCCAAGTGGTAGCGTGATGACACCCACCTCCTCCTACGAGCTAAGCTCCTTTGCTCATCGTAGGCGACGAAGCGGATGAAACAGGGATCAGCCAGACCTGGCCATCGCGAGGAACTCTTCCGCGGACATGTTGGGCTCCTCTTGGGGTGGACCGTTGACAAGGGCAGTAGGAGGGGGTTGCTCCAGCTTGAGCAGGAACATCTGTCGTTGGCTGTCCTCAATTGCCCGGAGGATGACTACGAAGAGTATGTCCAGCCAGCCGGACAGTGACAGTTTCGCGGCGTCGGCGCGTACCATCTCCATTGCCAAGTTGTCCCATGAGGTACGAGCCAGCTCAACCAGGCGTAGCGCTACCCACCAAGCTCGCCCGCTCACCTGAGCGAGCACCTCTAAGCTCAGCTCATAAAGCTGCTCCAGGTTGAGCCGGCCGGCATGGAGCGCGTCCTCTACCAGCTCAGCGTCGTCTGGGTAGAGTAGGCCGGGCACGATGTCCTCCAGCTCCAGCTCGCCGACCATGAGCACGGCCAGCCATGCTGACGCGGGTAGCGCTGGAATCTCCAGCTCCAGCTCGCCGATGACGAGTATCACTGGCCAAGGCTGTAACGACCAGACTGGGTCAGCCACCAGCCGAGGTAGTACCAACCGGTCGTTGCTGGTTGGCTGACTACCGAGCACGGGGGGGGCGACCTCGGCGGGCCACTGGGTGAGCCGGCTCCGGCTCTGCCTTGAAAGCAGTGATGAAGCCAAACATGTCAGCCAGCTCCAGCTTACCATTAATATTGAGCTGGATAATGTAGTCGATATCCTCTGGCTGCACGACGGCCGACTCGAACAGATCCATGATGTGCCCGAGCGCAGCGACCTTCCGCGCAGTGTCAGTGGAGGCCCGCTGGAGCAGCCGACCTTCCCGCACCATGAGCGCGAGCTGGGCGTCCTTGAGCTGACGCACGACGATGGGTCGTCCCTTGATCTCAACGAGACGGGTTTCAGTGCCAGGGTCCACTACGGTCATAACCGTGATCCTAGACCTCAAAAAGGACCACACGCATACCGTGGCGAGCAGCAGAGAGTACCAGCGGTCTGCGAAGGTACTCCTTGCCTGGCTGTCCCGGGTGGGAACGTCCTATTTTGCTGGGACTACCGGGGACATGGGGTAGGAAGACGACTTTGCCAGCTTTGCGCCAGAAAAACCGGAGCATAGGCGCTCGCCGCTCCCCGAACCGAACAACCCCCTGGGCTCCTCTTGGGAAGATCCAATGGATCTTCGCTCCACCCTCAACAGAGGCAGCATGGGGGTGCAACGCACCGTTGATCCCCACCTCGCCCCGGGCGCCATTTGTGGTGGGAGTGACATGGTCCTGTAACGCCAGCGCCAACTGACCAGTGGTATATGGCCCAGTCATCAGGATGCGAAACGCGCCGGTCTTGACCTCGCGGGTCACCTCACGCACCAGTCGTAGGGCAACCTGCTGGCTCATCGCGTGGACCCGGGCATGGTAGACAACAGCCATCGACGATCAGCAGTCACAGTTGGGGAACTGGATCATGAGAGTCTGGCTGCGCTCCACGCATCCCCCGATGGGGTTGCCTTGGATCTGCCGGTTGATCACTACCGACATCCCCAGGAAGAAGTCAGTCTGAGCATTGACCCAGTTGCGTAGACAGCAGGCGGCCCGTCGTAGCGAGGCAGCATCCTCAATGTTCTGGGCGAAAGCTGCATTCCAGTCAGCGCAAGTGGGCGGTTCTCCGTTAATGCCGCCAACCGGGGCGCATCGAATGATCCCCATTCGGATCTCCTGGGCCCAGGATGGTGGGGCACAGACAGTGTTCGACTGCCGAATGATGTCCTGCTCTGGGAACGAAGAAGAGGAGGGAAAGGTGTCGCCCAGGCTGACATAGGCCAGCCCCTCGCAGCACAGGTCAGTGTACTGGCCGATGTCATAGGCCACCTCGCTGCCGACTCGGAAGCAAATGTGCAGTGGAATGTTTGGCGCACCGGAGACCGCCACCGCCAGGCAGTTGAGTGCGGCATCAGTCAGGGTGACCAGTGGGTCGGTCATGGCTGGGTCACCTGCCTGGTTATCGGTAGATCCGGCGAAGCGACCTTCATGGCCGAGACAAGCCCGTATGGGTTGAGCCGAGTGATCACTTGGTCCACTGTGTTGATTCCGGTGAGCCCGTTGCGGAGCATAGCTTCAGCATCAGCCAAGCTGATGCTGACTCCTTGGCGAGCTATAGAGGTAACTCGCTGGGGGAGCCGACAGAGGCTACCGACACAGCTCCGAGCCCACTCGCAGGCCAGCTCACCCGCAGCCCGGGCGAGCACCGCGGGCTGCGGCAACCCACGCCGGTAAGTGACGAACATAGTGTTGTTGCCGGCGTCGACATTGAAGTCCTGGCAGGTAGGCCAGCAGGTACCGTCGGTACGCACCAGCCATTGACCATTATCTACCCGCCAGGCACCGGTAGCGACCACTGAGCCAGAGACCGTGACCAGGTCGACCCAGTAGACCGGCGGCTCCAGCCACACCTGGCAGTCCGGCTCGCAGGTGCAGCAGCCCAGCGAGGAGCCCAGGCAGCCGGTGCAGTTACGCCAGACTCCGTTGAAGATGTAGGGGAACCAGGTGCCCTCCCCCCAGTAGTAGCCAGAGGGCACATTAGTAGCCTGCTGCCCACAGGGACGAACGGTCCGACTACATAGACCGAACCGGCGTCCGGTGGCCGCCCATATGGTCAGGGCGCCATACTCCATGGCCGCGGTCTGAATGTCCGGGTTGTAGGTGTCCCATTCGGAGCAGCAGCTGACATCCACCTCAAACGGGCAGGGCAACCCAGGGGTTGAGACGGTGAAAACCTCAGTCATCTCAACCCCCTCCCAAGGCTCTGGTCAAGCCTGACCAGCTTACGGGATCAGGTCAGCCAACGCCTGGCAGCCACAGCTTGAGGCCGGTGGTGCCAGCCGGGTCAGGAACATTCGATGATGTTGGGTTGAACTGATCGGTGTCAGTAGCGGGATCTGCACCAGGGAACCAGCTGGGTTGTCCGAGTAGTCCACCATGTACGGCCCGGTACCCCAGGGCGAGCTGGACCGGGTCCGCGCGTTCACCACGAAGTTAGCTGCTGCGTTCTCGTAGGTCACATCACCGATGGTGCCTTCTACCACCCAAGGGAAGAGGGTGTACCCATACTCCACGCCACCGGTGCACGGAGTGGAGCTGTTGGCGATGCGGGTCCAGCCCTCGAAGGCGAAGTTGGCCAACGCGGCGGAGCCTTCCTGGGTGGAGAACCCGGTGGCTCGCGGAGATGCCGCATCATCGTAGACGGTGGGCTCTGCGGAGAGGATATTGACCAGCTCGGGGTCGACGTTGCAGAAGGTCAACACCAGGTTGATCCACTTGAGCACCGGTGCGTTAGTCTCCTTGACGCAAAAGACCCCATCACCGTTCTTGACGAAGAACTCCTGGCGGTCCTCGTACTGCTTGGTCATGGCAACTGAGATAATGCCATCGGTGACCACAGTGGAGCAGCTACCGGTCACCGGTACCCCACAGGTGTCCAGTCGGGTGGCGCGGACCCGGGGGATCTTCCACGGGGTATAGCAGATAGCGGTCATTTCATGCTCCTGTTAGCGGTGCCCACTAGACACTTCCAGCCGTAGCGCAGTTGCGGGTGACCGCAACTGTCCAGGTACCGCACTCGATAAGCACGGCATAGATCCGCTCCCCCAACAAGGAGAGCTGGTTGGTGGCCCGGTTGAACACCTGGTCAGGTGGTGACACCCAGACATCGCTCTGCCAAATGAGCACCCGTCCCGAGGCGTACATGTACTCCACGTCGCCAGTGACCGCCTCGCCGGCCGGGCCGGTGCCGTCATAGCCCTGACCAAAGACGTACGGCGTACCGAGTGGAGTGGTGAGCTGACGCCCCTTGTACTCAATGAGATGGTTGTTGGCCAGATGAGAGCCCATCGCTGGGCGAGCATGGATCATTCCACCGACCACCCCGTTGTCAGCCAGGGCCTGCTCCAGCAGCTCAACCGCCTCGGTAGCACAGCTGGCTGGGCCAATATTGGTAGCTCCGCGGAGCAAGCCGGGAATGATACCCAGACCAGCACTGACCTGGCCCTGCCAGACTCGTCGCTCTACCCCACGCTGCTCACGCAGCATCATTCGAGTGCGGACCCGCTGCGCTGCCTCGGCGAAGGAGAAGCCGATTGAGCCACAGGTGTAGGAGGTGACTACGGCGAACGGGGCTCCGGACACCGCGGTCTCGACCCCGATGAAACTTTTCATACCAGAAACTGGCGGGCAACGCATGTCAATGAGGTAGACATCGTCCTCGCAGGCGTCCGGAACGTACTGGACCCCGCCACCCTGAGCTTCCGGGCGCGGAAATGCCATTGGCCCCAGGGCTACGTCGAACAGTCCATACGGGCGTGGCGGTACTGGCGGCGCCTCGATGAGAGTTGGCCCAGTGAAGATAGCCATTCGGTCTCCTTCCTAGCTAGCTGGGCCTTCGCCGAGACCGGGGGGGTCCGGCCTCGGCGAAGGCTTGGCTAGCAGGTGATGTCTCGCTGGAGACCGGTCTTGCCGTTCGGGCAGATACCCACGGTGTAGACCCTGGAAACCGGACACATTCGGATCATCGCCCATCCGGTTTCGGTGAATAGATGGGTGACCTGGTTGGTGGCCAGCAGCGTGGAGTCGTAGACCGAGTTGAGTGTGATGACATCAGAGACTGCGCGCACCCAGGTGCCGGCCGGGTAGACCAGGAACTGGAGCGAGGTTGGCAGGTTGTTGATCGGTACGTCGGCGCCGGGGAAGCCGGAGGCTGCGCAGTTAGCGAACGCGTCCTGCCAGTCGTAGACGAACTGGGGCCGAGCCCCCCGGCAGGAGAACGCAGTGTTGATGGCTGAGTCCGCCAGGCACAGCATGTCCTGGTAGTTACCACCGTTGCGCCGAATCCAGTCCGCTCGCATCTGGGCCAGCACCCACCAGGGAAGCACAACCTCCAGGGTGGAGCTACGCATCATCCGCAGGCGGTACTTGATGTCCACGATGGCCATTTCGACCGCGCTCATAACCTGGCTCACGACCGAGTTGTCGGTCGCCCACGGTGCGAACGCAGTGAGGTTGACCGCGGTAGAGCCGGTCACCACAGCAGCAATCTGAAGTGCGTTGATCTGGTGCGCGGAAGCGGCCAGCGCCCCCTTCACGAAGGTGGCGGTGAACTCTGGGTAGCCCCGGTTAGCCAGGATGTTGCCAGTCAGGCAGAGGCCAGTGACACCCAGCCGGGTGTCGGTGAAGGAGGGGCAGGGGATCTCCAGACAGGTCTTGGTTGGCGAGCCAGCCGCTACCTGAGCTTCGGTGCGGTTGAAGTACCCGGTGATTCCGTTCCCAGTGGGACAGCCACTGAAGATCGTGTCGAACTCGATGCCAGTGTTGGACCGGATACCACCACGACGAGCCTGCACCTCGGGAGAGTCATATAGACCATCGGTGGTGATTTGGAGACAGATGTCGTAGTCCGTCTCCGAAGGAGCACACCAGCCCGCGGCGGCCACCATGGCGTCACGCTCAGGATGCAGCTGCGCGATCTCCTGCCGACGAAGCTCGGCCGCTCGGAGCAAGGACCCACCGGGAAGCCGGGTCTCATCGATGAGATGAAGCAGCTTCGGGTAGTCGGTGGCGTCACCCTCACAGGAGAACTCAACCGGGTAGTCACGTACCAGCTGAGCCACCGGGTAGCTGATCGGGCCGGTCCCTTGACCACCGCTGGCACTGATCCGGCCATGGCTGGCCGAGCGAGCCTCGAACGCCTTGGCCACGTCCAGCATGGTGGGCAGGGTGGCGCCAGCCTCATAGTTGGGCACACCAGCCGCCGCGACCAGGGTGGAGTAGCGGGGCCGAACCGCTTCGGGGATGTGGGGCGGGGGTACCCGGCCCACGATGTCGGAGACCTTGACCACGATGGTCGGCTCACCGGCTGAAGCGGTTACTGGCTCCAGCTCGCGGGCCGGGACCGGCTCGGGGTCGGGCGGAGGAGTAACCGGGTCTGCCTTGATCGGCGGGTCATCCGGCTCGACGCTGAGCCCATCAAGGCGGGCCTGGCGCGCCTGGCGGTCGTTCAGCTCAGCCGGTCCAGCTACCCGGGCGAAGTTACGCAGGGCGTACGCTTGGTCGAGCTGCTCGTCGGTCACCGTCTCCGGGGTCAACGCCTCCACCAGGATGGTGTACTCCGCGTCTGCCTTATGGATCAGGTCCTGAAGACCGGTGATGGAGAAGACGCTAAGGTCCTCGGGGATCTGGAAGGGCATGTGGGCCGCCTTGAAAGTCATGGTCAACTCTCAGTGCAGGCCCACAGCAACAGCCACTGATCACGGTGATCCTAGCACCTACAGCTTGGAGTAGGTGGCACCTGCTCCAGCCATGGTTGCCTCTACCTTGGCGGCGTGCTCACCAGTGACGATCACCTTGGTCCCGCTGGGGTAGCGCACCTCGTAGCGGGGCTCAGGCTGAGCTGCGTTTGAGCCTCCAGCAGAGGTGGAACCTCCGCAGTTGCATCCCATCTATTTTCCTTCCTCAGCAGGTTCAAGCTCGAACGATTCGACCGGGAACGGTTGCCCGTTGGACTCCCACTGCAACCCATGATCCCCTTTCACTGGGTTCCGATGATCCACCCGACTCTGGAGAATATCCTCAGGGATCCCATCCGGAAACGCCTCGCATGCCGGTTTCTCCTTCAGTCCCTGGCGTAGACCCCCGGGATAAGCGAACGGAGACCGGAAACGGACACAGGCGGAGCACTGTGAGACAGGACCGATGGTCACTTTTTTCTCGTTTCGTAGGCTCGACGAATGATGCCGTAGATCTCTCGGGAGAGCTGGCTGGCACCACTGCCGTTCACGGTGATGTCAGCGAAGACCTCACCGATCAGCTCCTCCACTCCATCCTCGGCCGCATACCCGGACACCTCTCTGCTAATAAGGTCGAAGGGGGTGATCTTCTCATCCTGTGATCTCCTGACCAAGAGACGGACGATCTCGTCATGATGTCGCTTATGGCCGATCCGGAAGTCCACCATATGCCCCATCTCGTGGGCAGCGGTAGCGATGGGCGTGTCGGCTCCTCGCGGATGGTAGCCCACCCCACCGGACTGCCACGGGAACACCGAAGCTCTGAGCTGCTTGAGATACCTACCGCGTCCATCGACGCTAGTGATGGACAGGTTGAACTCCAACGTGCCATGCACGTCGCTGTACGCCCAGCCCTGATCTCCGGGATGGTCGAAGTAGGTCACCTTACGTAGGCGGGTATCGGGGAACCGTTCCGCCACCCGGAGCACCCCCTCCAGGTGGTCCTTCGCAGTGGAGATGGACACCCGGGTCTCGGGCGGCCCGAAGTCAACCGTAATATCCCTACCGGTGATCCGCTTATACTCATCGGTTGCCGCTTTGGCCAGTACCTCATGGTCCTGGACTCCAGCCAAAGACTCCCGGACCCGCAGCTGGCCACGTGGCGAGGAGGCGGGGCGTTGCAGGGTAGCAGTCGATGGTCCCGTTGGTCGACGACCCCGGAACCAATCACGGATCGACGGCCAGTCAGGATTGGGCTCCTCAATCGGCTCGGGTCGGCCGGTTGAGCCAGTGCGGTAGCCGGTCACGATCGTCGGGCCAGCGAAGGCGCGTCCTGTTAAGCGCCTAGCATGATAAACTCCATCGATTGACTCATGGACATTATGGGTGAGACCAGATAGCTTAGACTCCGCTTCACCCGCACTCATTGTGCGGGACTCGGGAGTCTGAGCTGAGATCTGGCGTACAAGGTCGAGTGCCTCGTCCAGCACCGAACGGTCCCGATGGGAACCGGGGAACCGCGTCTTACGCATGGTGGGGATCTGAGCTAGATCCTCTAGCCACTGCCGGATTACTGGCGGAGTGTTGGCAGGTACGTCGATACGTGGTGGTGGGGTAGGCTCAGTGATACCGGTAATAGTCTCAGCGATCCGGCCAGCGACGCCCTGGTCCGTGACGCGTAGTGCACGCAATCGGTCGGCAGCCTCATCGAGGCTGATCTTCCCGGTGCCGACATCCTCACCGATGTGGGCGACGGCGTTGACGGTCGAGTTGGGCTCCCGCTCGTCGACAACGAGACTCGTCCACAACTCTCCTAGCTGCGAGTCCAGGTGGACGAGCCCCTGGTCCGCGCCTCGGTTGGGCAGATAGAGTGGCTCATCACCATCCGTACGGCCATACTGCTTAGCCACACCCTGACCCATATTGAAGTGCGGGGGTCGCCGCACTCCTGGTCCTTCGGGGAGCGAAAGGGTAGGAGGAGCCTCAACGGGGGTGACCTCAGTAGGGGCTTTAGCTTTCCCCGGGCGCCGGGTGGCCTTCAGTCGCTCTGCCAGCTTACGCCATTCTGTTCCCCGGGCTTCGTCATGCGCTGCGCGAAGTTTCGCTTCAGGAGCGGGGTCTCCCCACATGGAACCAAGTGCGCCTGCCCCAGCAGGACCATTGGGACTTTCGTTCCAACCCTCCAGTTTCCGGCCGATCTCAACCGGGGTTGGGTTCTTCTTACCCCCCATGAATGAATCACCATCTAATGCCTGCTGGACCAGATCCAACATCTGGAGATCCCGCTTATCGGTTAGATCGAGGTCTCTGGCTATCTCCCCGATGCTTAGACGTGGACGGTCAAGGGACGGAGAAGGCGTGATTGTCTCATCTAGCTCACGGACCTTTACCCCTTCCTCCAGCTTCTTGGCCGACTTTGCCTTACGCGTAGGGGCAGGAGGAGAAGGCATCCCCTCTCTACGTTCCAGCTCACCGCGACCTAGCTCGCGGACGATGTGGTCAAGGATCTGCTGCTTGGTGGTCAGGTCCTCGGGTACATCGATTCCGTTAGCCTTCGCGCCCTCGCGAAGCGACTCCGGAGTAGATGCCTCAATAGCATCAAGGCTCTCCCGAGGTAGTCGTACCTCGAACTGTCGCATGGTCAGCGTCTCTGGTGTCGGGGGCTCGCGCAGGAAAGAAACCACGCCTTCTTGCGCTGTGACACCTGCATCTAGCTCATCGATCTGCTGCTGAATCCGGTGCCTTGCTTCTGGGTTCTCCTGTTGGACAGTAGGGCTGTTCAACCGGCGTCGTTGGAAGTCAAGCTGGTCCCGGTTAACCGCCACCCGGTTGTCCAGCCAGTCTGCCGCCTGGGTCCGGGTGGCCTGGCCATCCTCGACCATCTTCATGGCCTCATCCACCTGGGAACTGTACCGTCCAGGGGGTGCGCCTTTGAGCCGGCCATCCGCCAGCCGGGCCACGAACTCAGCCCGCAACGGGTCGTCCTTACGTCCAGGCGCCTTGTCCGGCTCTCTGGGTTCCAGCCGGAAGTGGTCCCGGACCGTCTGGAGCGCCTTACGCTGGCTAGCCAACCCGGTCTGCATCTGGAGCTGGCGTCGGGTCGCCTCGCCAAACTCCTCCCGGCTCAGGTTGGGGTTGGTCAGGTCGGCCCCGATCCCGTCCAGCTCCGCCTGGTTCAGCTCGATCTCAGTTTCCAGCCGACGTACTCCCTCGGCCGGGGTGAACTTGCCGTCACGAATGTCCCGGAAGATTTCGTCATTCTGACGACCGATCGAGTCATCCCGGCTGGGGACCCCCGCGTTCCAAGCCCGGATGAAGGCATTCTGGCGCTCGGGCTCAACCAGCTCGGCACTGACCCGCGGACCCTCCACCCGAACCAGTCCGGGCTCCTGTGGTGTCTTGGTCTTGTCCCGATGCGCCCGGATGGCAGCTTGGATATCGGCCTTGCGAGTGACTCCCTTGAGGTTGACTCCTTCATCCTTGGCGATGGCTCGTAGCTCGGGCAGAGTGCCATCGAGATCAGTCTTGATCTTGGGGGCGGCTACCTTCTTAGCCGCCTTGACAGGCGCCACTACCTGAGGCGCGTTGGGGTTCTCCCGGTGCGCCCGGATCGCCGCTTGGATGTCAGCCTTGCGGGTGATGCCCTTGAGGTTGACTCCCTCCGATCTGGAGATCTCCCTGAGCTGAGCAATCGGAGCATCAAGATCAGACTTCTCGGCAGCTGGCACCGCCGCCTTGGCTGCCTTGGCTGGCCGTGGTCGCGGCTTAGGTAGCGGGACACCAGGCTCCACCTTGGGTAGACCCTGAGCGGTACGAGCTGTTGATGTTGGCACAGCTTTTGCCGGGGTGGATGTCGGGGTAGCTTCTAGTCGGTTGGCGTGAGTTGAAATAGTGGTTCCAGCGGGACGTCGGCTATAGCGTTCTGACAGCATTGACAGTGAGCCCGACACGTCAGCCGGTCGAATTTTGCCTGACTCGACATCTGCGCGAATACTGCTGACCGTTTCAAATGGACTGCCAACGCCACGAAGCGCGCCAGGCTCATGGCTCTCTGGCTGCTTATTGAGGTCGGCCAGCAGTGCATCTAGTCCAGCAAGAGCGCGCTCGCGACTAAGCCTAGGCTTAGCCGCTGCTGGTACGGGCGGAGCCAGCTTAGCGGGTGCGGGAGCCGGCGTACGAGCTGTTGGCGTCGGCACAGGTCTCTGGACCTTGGGAGCACCATCTTCATCTTCCTGTTGTCCACGAAGAATCTTGGCAAGAGCCGATAGTCCAGTTTTGCCTCGGCGAGTATGAGATCGGATCGTGTCCTGATCAATCTGAATCCTTGATGTTTCCGCATCGGAACTAGCGTCGAAATTCCGTGCTTCCTCCTCAAGTCGGTCTGCCACCTCCCGTGGGTTTTCACCGCTACGCAGCCGGAACTGTGCCTTGTCCAAGGCGCGGCTATAGGCGTTCTCTCCATGCCCCGGCCCGTCAACGCCAGCTTCCCGTAGGAGTTGAGAGACTCGGAACTGGGTCGGCTTGACTGGCTCCGGAGTAGGAACCTCGGCAAGTGAAGGCGACACTCCCTCTCCAGCACTCGGAGCTGGCCCCTCCGTGGGAGCCGGGCGACCCAGGATCTGCTGCCGCCGGGCCGCCCGGGTGGCCTCGTCCTCGCCTTGGGGCGGTACTCCTGGTTGTCCAGCTGGTTGTCCAGCCTGCTGAGCCCGTTGCGCCCGTTCTGTTTCCTGTTGGGCGATCTCGGTGTCGCTGAGCACCCGCCCACGTTGACGTTCCCCCTCGGTTCGGGTCGCGATCCTTGCCTCTCGCGCCTGGACCGAGGCGCCAGCATCGGGGCGGCTGATTGGTGCCGGCGTTTCACCCGGGGTGCGTGGAGTAGCGACCGCATAGACGTAGTAACCACCGGACCCGTCTGGGTCCACCTTGGTGATTCGCAGCTCCTGGTCGCGGTCCAGGATGACCTCTGGGTCAGCTCGTCCCCTCCCCGGGATGATGGCCTGGGTACCTTTGGATGTAGCAACGGTCAGGGTGATGTCACCAGGCTGACGAACCGGATTGCCGATCTTGGTGGACAGATACCCTCGGTCGGCGATGAGCTTCCCGGTGAAATCCTCGATACCCCCCTCTTCTGCATGCATCGTCTCCGGGGTCAACCCGAAGGCATCCGGAGACATGGAGGTGGTCAGAATCAAGTCATCGGGCAGCGGGGCCTTGCTCCGGTCCATTGTGGCAACAAACCGTTTGGTTGGCTCATCATCTCGACCAGCTCGCAGCGCGTCATTGGCGTCGAGGAAATCGCCCAGGGTGGCGTAGTCGTTGAACCGCTTCCGCCCTGGTGCGTTGGCCTGGTTGAAGACATAGGAGTTAGCCTGGTCCTGTGAGCCAAAGGTCCGTGGGCTGAACCGCTCCAACAGCTCACTGATAAGATCGATGACCTTCTCGGCCATCCGCCAGGTCTTGCGGAACCGGCCGTGCTTGTCCCGCGGGTGAAGTAGCTCCTCCCGCGTGCCCCACGTACTGCCGATTCCCATGGGTTATCCCGTCGATGGTGGTGTGACTACTGGTGTTGGAGCTGGCGTCACTACCGAGGCCGGTACAGGTATTGGCGCCTCCTGCTCCGAAGTAGGCACTTCGCCTGCCCCCTGTGGCTCCTCAACAACAGAGAAGTGAGCACTACGTTGACGTGTCACCATACCCAGCTCGTCAAAACCGCCCTCGCCGGGAGCCCCGGAGGGACCTGGCCCACCCAGATTGGCAAGATCGACTTGCCTGATCGGCTCAGTCACGAAGCGCCACCAAAAGCTCGCCCCGGTGCTGCTGGTCCTCCTCAACCAGCTCCCGCAGCCGCCAGCCGCGGTCATCTTGGGCCTCGCCCAGCCGCATCCGCTCGATCACCCCAGCGGCAAGGACATCCATGTCCACCACCGGATAGTCAGAGTTGATCCCGAAGTAGGGCAGCTGGTACCCGCCTGGCTCCGGATAAAGAGTGCCCGCAGCGACCAATGCGGTCTGCTCATCGCCCTCCATGGCATAAACCGGAAACGCGGGTACATTGACGGCCAGTGCAGCGGTCAGCTCCAGGTGACCGTTCACCGCGCGCCAGTCACCCGACAAGGGAGAGCGACGCAGCTTGGCTACCTTCCGGTCGTCCGCTTCGGGGATGATGGCACCGGCCAGCCAGATGCCGTACTCATCCTCGCCGGCTCGTACCACCGCAACCTCATCACCGGTGTCGTCATAGTGCAGCGCGGTAGCGGTGTACCCCAGCCGGATGTCCGCATGACGGGTGTCCATGACGATCTTGCCGACCTGGACCGGGTCGCCTTCGGCCGTGATTACCTGGCCCAGATGGAACGGGACGTACTCCATCTGAGAATGGGGGGCGATGACGCACTCCCGGTTGGTCACGTCCCGGTGGCATTCCCCCCAGACCGCCAGGTGGCCATAAACCTGACCCTCACCGCTCACAGTGAGTGGGGTCCGTCGTTCCAGTGCCGGGTTGTTGAACCAGGCGGCTGAGGGGGTGACCGGGAAGCCAGAGTCGCTCATCGCATACTCCACACTCATCCCTGACTCCTCACTGACGTTGGCTCCATACTTCTTCAAGGCAGCCATGATCCGTCCCCGGACCAGCTTAAGCTGCTTAGGGGTGTACTCATCAGCATTGTCAGCCTGGTTGATGTAGCTCCAGGCGGCTCGGCAGTGCGCCTCGGTGTCCAACGGGTACCGCTTCTTACCGTCTTTCTGGTACCCCGGATCGGCGTAGGCTACGTCGCCGTAGGGCATCTTGGCGTCTCCAGCCATTGCGAACTGCTCTCCTTCGTTTTCCGGCCGATCCCAAGGGGCGCGGATCGAGGAGTCATTGAACTCCTCGGCCATCACCTTATACACATCAGTGATAATGTTGCGTAGCTGGTTTTTGTCCTGCTCCGGCACCCCCGGTAGTCCCCCATGGGCACCAGAAATGAGCGCCGCGGCAGCATAAATTGCATGGTAGATCATCACCAGCTCATTGTTGATGATGTCACCCAAGGGCATCCGGTACGAGGTGGTCTGCGTCTCCGGCTGCTGCGGGTCCTGCCATAGGAACGCCTTCTGGAGCTTGGCCACGTCGGCACCCTCGGCACCGACCCCAGCCCAGGCAGCGATCCGTTTAACTGCGTCATCGTTGTCGAAAACCGTCTCACGTGGCGCCAACTGGACCCCTTGCCAGCCGGATGGGTTGACCGCATATACGGAGCTGAAAACAGGAGTCGACATCAGTGCCAGCTTTTCACAGTCACAACCAACCTCTTCAGCCGGCATGACCATGTCCTCGTCATCCTCGTCCCACCAGTCCATCTCCTCGGTGAAGTTGAGCACCGACATCTCAGTGAAAGCGGGGATGGAGACAGTGGTTACGCCGCCGATGACGTACTGACTGGTGTACTCCCAGCCGTTAGCCGGGTTGACGCTGACCACGACCTTGCCACCTGGGTCAATGGAGCAGCCCAGCACACCCTGGTCAGCAAGGTAGCGAGCCTCCTTGGTCTCAGCTACATAGGACTCGTCGAAGTAGTCACCCCAACCCCAGGCGTACTCAGCCCCCTGGTGATCGGGTCCATAATGGATGCCGAGAACTCGACCCACCATGACCGAGCCGTCATGGCCCTGACCAGACGCCTTGCGCCAAGAGAAAGGCAGCGGCAGGGTGCGGTGGCTCAGCGAGCCCGGCTCGAACACCCGGGTCCGTCGCGGCTCACCGGTGGGTACCCCGATCGGGACGATCCGAGCCATCCACAGGTGCTCGCCCAGCTTGGGCTGGCGTGCCATCAGCTCGGTGGCAGCAACCAAGGCGGCCTCACCTGGGTGCCCCTTACCGGGAGGCGCACCCAACGCCTTAGTATGCAGGATGTTGCATAACCCCTCAGGGTTGGCCGGGAAGTACTTCCGCAGTGCTCGTGTGCATCTTCCAAAATCACCGGGGAAGCCCCAGCGAATCTTCAGTGCCCCCTTGCCACCGAGCCAGTAGCGGGTTAACTGGAGCGGCATACCACGGAACGGGTTCGGGTCTACCATTAGCGTCCCTCCTCGTTCACTATGACCAGGTCACACCGACAGTTGTGCGATACGACCTGGTCGGCAACGTAGATGCCGCTGCGAGTCTGGAAGGTGTAGAGATGGCCACTGAACGGGTGTTCATAGATCTGGATGATCTTGTCCATCGCTACCTCCAGGGCGAGTCCGTCAATGCTCTCGCTCATAGTCTGAGGGTTGCACGACGAACTGTCGACCTCCGGCTTCAATGGGCCGGTATTGAGAGACGAGGCCGGAGCGAAGCCGAGGCTATGAAGTGGGGACGGATGACTCCTACCCAGCGAGCAAACCAGATCATCAAAGCCCACGATGCCATCAGGGGGGTCTCTCTCGCTCAAGACCGACTTGAGAAGAATGCTCTCGCTCGCGCACGGCGCATAGGCGCAGGAGAGCGAGAACTGAGAGAAGATCTCAGAATCTTGGGGGTCGAGACCGAAGCTCAATTCCCGGTTAGTAAGTACAACATCGATATCACCTATCGGTCTCTCGCCATAGAAATTCACCGACAAGCCTTCCATCCGATATGCCACCCCCAGCAGCGAAGTAGAACGATAGATCTCCTCTGCCGTGGTTGGCTCGTACTCTACGTGTGGACCCCCCCGGGTCAGACTATCCATTCTCCATGTGCTGAAAATGTAGTCACCCTTTTGCAGCTCGCAAGCGAGCAACCAGCCTTGTTCGGTAAGTACCGGGTGATTGGGGCTGACGGCAGTCCGCGCCCCCAACTCCCCTATAAGGGTAAGTACCGAACCCTCCCACTTGAACCGGAAGACGGCATCAACATCTCTAGCGAGAATCAGCGATGATCCTGGGACGCAGTTCACCACAAGCTCAGCCGGGGCGGTGGGATCACCTGGGAACATCATCGGGAACCGGTCGACGTAGAAGGGCATGAAGATGTTGACCATTGCCCCATCTATCTCCCGATGGGCTCCTCTGACCTTTTCGTCACCTTCGGTGTCCCAACGCTTACGTAGCACTCGGCCAGTAACCCGAGACTGCTCCATGCCTGCGGCCAGAGTCCCGGCGCCGTAGGCCCGGGTGGTCTCAGTGACGGCCACGGTTCGGGCCCGGTTGGGCCAGCGCTCGCTGTCGGTGTAAGAAAGCACATGATCCACCCGAGCCGCCACCTGGTCAACGGACTCACCGGCGTTCACCCCATCCGTGATCTCCGCGAAGATGAGATCAGCCACCTCATCCGGTATCCGGACCAACAGGCTCTCCACCTGGGCTAGGTAGGTGACCACGAAAGCATGCCGGGACACCGGAGGGACCTCGGTAGCCTCGTTCCAAGCGGCCAGCCCGATCTTGCCGATCTCGGTCAGGATCGTCTCGACCTCAGCGTTCCAGGCTGGTTGGAGCCGGTAGATCGCGGTGGGGTCCGGCATGAGCTGGTACTGCTGCCAAGGTGCCATCACGGCATCCTTGGCCCGTTCCAACCAGCGACGCATTGCCCCGGAAACCACTCCGAAAAGGTGACGCTCGTCGCGCTCCCGGTCAGCCATGCAGCAGCCCTCCCCGTGAGAGCATCTCCCAGAGCAGACCGGCCTCGTGCGGATGTTGCTTAGTCAACAAAGTGGAGCAGTACCGGTGCAGGGTCCCGGCCAACACCGGGTTGGCCAGCTCGGGCATCTCCAGATGGGTCGAGAGCACCGACATCTGGTCCCAGGCTCCCGCAAGGAGCTTAGTCGCCTGATCATCGCTGGTCACCAACAACCGGGTATGCAGGTCATAGGCGGGCACATCGGCCAGCACTCGATGGTGGTTGCCGGCCAGCCGCTTCCCGGCTACCTCCAGTGCACGCAGGACTGCCATGTTGGCCACTGCGAACACCGCCTGCTCTTGGGAGACGCCCGCGGAGGCTACCCGAGCCGGTGGTTGGCTACTGGCGTTGGTGGACTGCGGGCCGCCAGGAGTGTTGGCCGCGGAAGAGTTCACCGGGATCGGCGGTGGGGTGCTCGGAGTGATCCCGGTAGGCGGTGCGGGTGGTGGCGGGGGTCCGGCCCCCGGCATACCAGGGGTGATCGCCGGGGTGACCACGGCGTCTACGGGCAGGATCTCCTCAGTGAAACCAGCCACCTTGCGCACTGCAGCCACTTGGAGCAGGGCTGGGTCGCGCAGCATCAGCTCGCGGGTGAACCGCTTCAGGTCCTCCTCATCGCTGGGAGCAGAGGAAATGGGGTAGTCGCCCTCAATCAGGACAGTGCTACCACTGACCACACCCTCCTTGTAGAGCGTGATGGTGTCCGCTAGGCGCTGCGGGCGTACCACCAAAGGTGCGGTGTCGAACCAGTAGGCAAACCGTTGAGGATCTTTCTTGATGGTTTTGAGTGCCGGCGCTAGGTAGGCCGTGGTAACCGCGTCACAGATGCGGGTCATTAACGGCTCAATGTGAATCTTGACGTTCTCTGCACCCACGTGCCAGGCCGACCAGTGATTAGCATCACCGGTGCCAAGGACAACCTCGGGGGACATGTCCATAGCCAGGGCAAACCGACGAATAGCCTCCGCGCGCAGGTCAAGCGCCTGCTTGGAAAGCTCGCTGGTGAACTGGATCAGCTCAGTTTTACCCAGTGCATCAGTGGGGAACTCGATAAAGATCGGCACCACTCCCGTCGCGGTACCTTCGCCTAAACGAGGAGCTGAGCCGACCCGGAGCAGCATGTCGGTAAGCGCCTCTGCCCCCGAAGTCATCACCCCGTTCTCATCGGGAAAGGAGGCTTCCTTGGGGACGGGTAGCAGCCCAGCTGAGATCAGTCGAGAGTCGATCTGGGCGAACACGTACCGGGTAAGCCGCTCGATCTCCCAGAGCATCGGCATTGCCGCTCGGGTGGGAGAGTCCGCCCACAGGGCACGGCGTGGGTGCGGGGTCCAGACCCGGATGACAATATCCTTCTCCAGATCCAACGGGTCCTTGGTGCCGTCAGGGTTCAGCTGCCAGATATTGCCGGACCAACGCTTCAGCTCTGAGCAGGAGACCACATACCACTCATCAGTTTCGTTTCGTCCGGTTCCTCGACCAACAATATAGGAATCCCCGGCGACAGTGAGGTTAATCCCTATCATCCGGAGTGCCTCGGCTTTAGCGGTGGGCGAGCCGAACAGGGTATCTGCCAAAGCGGCAACCTTGGGGTCATCAGTCTCCTGCTGGACCCGTCCATTCTTGTCCACCTCGGCAACGTAGATACGCACCCGTGAGCAAGCTGACCCTACCCAGTTGGCCGCATACCGCAGTTCGCCAATGACATCATAAAGACGCCACGCCTCTTGTTGCCAGGCATCGTCACCGAACTTGTATGCCTGCCATCCTTGCCCATCTAACCTCCGGATTCGTGCAGCAGAGGCAACCAAGCTGTTCCGTGGAGGTTCTTCCGGGTCCGGTGAGGCAACGAGGGTCTTCGGCCGGCGGAAAGCCATAAGCTACTCCCTGTCCGTGTAGCAAAGAACCATGGCTGCCGCCATCGACCCGGCAGGGATGGAGAGGATAGCTATGAGCCAGGTGGTGGGCCACAGCACTGCAACCGGCATCACCAACGCGAACCACATCGACATGCACCAAGGGGCGCAATGTACCGCCCTGGTGACCAGGGCGTCCCGACCGAAGCGCTTGACTACCCACTGGCGAAAACCCACGGTGATGTCATCATCGGCGACAAGGTGCGCCAGCCGTGCCACCGCCAAGGCGGCCAAGATCAAGGCGAGAACGATCACGTCTATACTCTAGGCGGAAGTTCCCCGCAAGTCCTAGATGTGGGGCCTGTCCCGATATCTGTCTACACCCCAGGGGTAGGAATACCGAAAGCTCTACCTCGGCATGAACCGACCAAGATCATAGAACTCGTTGTCCATGCGGAGCTGGTACTGGCCCGGGTCGCCCACCTTCATGATCCTCTTCTCGCCGGCCATCAGATGCAGACCCGCGTGCACCATGGCATCCATCCGGTCTGGTGACTCCCGGGTGGACTCCGGGTCAAACAAGACCATCTGGTTCTCCAATGCCGGGAAGTTACCCACCATATGGAGGCGTCCTTGCTCGTTACGCATAGCCACCGGCTCAGCTCGGGTCTTCTTTCCGTGCTTGGCGTGGATGGCACCCATCGGGGGCGAGGTTCCCTCCGGGAAGAGGTCCAGCTCAATGCATTCCTTGTAAGCATCCTGGAGTACCTCTTGCAGGTACCGTTTCCCCAGGTTCTCCTCATAGACGACCAGGTCAGCCTTATGCCGGGCGCAAGCTCGCCACACTGCCATGGCCGCGGTACGACCAGACTGCTGAACCGTGGCATCTTCCAGGATGTACATATGGTTGTCACTGGTCCGGCAAACCACGATGATCCCGCACTGAGCATCCTCGCCGGTGAGGTTGGGGTCAACCCCCACCACGGTTGCAACGATGTCACCAGGAACCAACTTTACTCGATTGTTGATGATATCGACCCGGTTAAATAACCCGTTACCACCCAGCTCTAACAACCGGCCGTACAGCTCCTGTTCGCCCAAGGTGGTACCGGCGTAACGTAGGCGTAGCTCCTGGAGCACCAGCGCGGACAGGTTGAGCGCGTTGTCGAAGGTGGAGCCCCCCATCACATGGACAGTGGAGTCACCACGTTCCACCCACTCCTGGAGCAGCCTGATCGGCTTGGGCGTAGTGGTAGCGAAGGCACGCGGATGATCATCGATGAGGTCGGTACGTAGTGACGGCAGGATCCCCTCGTACCAGGACTCATAGGGCTTGGGCCATTTCGCCAGCTCGTCGCACCAGGCGCCACTGGCGTTGTAGCCACGACCTACATCCTCGTCATCAGCACCCTCGGCATAGATCTTTGCTCCATCTGGGAACAGCACCATGGGACGGGGAGACTGCTTATACCGATAGTCAATGCTTCTACGGCGAAGTACCCGGAGCAGCCCAGCCGGCCCCTCCATGCAGATAGTTCGGGTATCCGCCAAGGTCTCCCCAATGAGTAGCCACTCGGTAGGCTGGCCATGCCGGTCAAACGGGTGCTTGAGGACTTGTCCGGTCAACCACTCAGCGCCAGCTCGGCTCTTCCCCCAGCCTCGACCGGCAAGCGCGAGGCAGACCAGCCAGTTACCATCGGGCGGAACCTGCTCAGGTCGGGCAACATACCACCATTCGCCACGAATCATCTCTTCTAGGACATAGTCCGGCAGACTTCTTACCCACTCCTCCCGAAGATGGCGAGGAAGGCGGGCAACCCGTTCTGCTAGGGACAGTCCCATATGTCAGCATTGTAGAGGCCCACTTGCTCAGACCTAGACCTTGGAGGTAAGATCTGAGTTGATAAGCCCGCCTCGTATTACACCCCAATCACCCCTAAGGACTCACCGTGACCAAACTGAACCAGATCGTGGCCTTGGAAAAAGGACTCAAAGCTCGCACCAATGGTGCGCTGACCCTGCTGTACCGCCAGATACAAGATCATGCCAAGCTCTCTGGGTTGTCGCGCACATACCAGCCCAAGGAAGACGGCGGAGACCAGCTCCCAGCTGAAGGTAACAAGCTCCAGCTCAGGGCAGAGCAGATCTTGGCCGAGGTCAACAAGTATCACGCTGCCCTGCTCGACCTGACCCTGACCAAGGATATTGCCAACACTACCGCCAAAGCCGACATTGTGGTCGATGATGTCACTGTTGCCAGTGCGGTCCCCGTCACCTACCTACTGTTTCTGGAAAAGCAGCTCCAGGAGTTGGCCATTCTCGCCCGCAGCTTGCCGGTGCTCGACCCTGCTGAGACCTGGGCCTGGGCTGGTATCTCGGACTGTTTCCGGTCTGAGCAGACTCAGACCACCCGATCCAAGAAGGTGCCCCGTAACCACGTTAAGTCAGAAGCGACCAGGGAACACCCAGCTCAGGTTGAGATCTTCTACGAGGACGTGATTGTAGGTACCTGGACCCAGATCAAGCAGTCAGGCGCCATGGAGGCGGCCCGGGTGCATGCCATCCAAGACCGTGTCATGAAGCTTATGGACGCCGTTAAAACCGCCCGGGAAGCTGCGAACCTCACCACTGTCGTTGACCACAAAATTGGTCAGCAAATCTATGACTATCTACTGAGTCCCAACCTGTAAACGTTGTTGGCCTAGCACTAGGTAAGAGCCCATCAGCAGGTACCGGACAGCCCCGCTGGGGTGGAGGGGCCTAACCCGGTCAACAAAGTGCCCTGAGGCCGGGCCGCCAACACCTAAACGCCCCCATATGGGGGTTGGACGCAAGATGACAGCTCAACCTAAGTATTAATAAATTGACTGACTTGTACAGTGAAGGTTCGACTCCTTCTCACCGCGCCCACGTGCGGTGGTAGCCCAAGTGGTAGAGGCGCAGACCGGTCACCCTCATCAAGCTCTCGTCCCAAACTGAATAACCCTCCGTCAGCACCAAATCGACCTGACGCAAGCTAATATCTTGAGGTCGCTGGTTCGATCCCAGCGGGGGCCGCTCCATGGCCCCCTAGCTCAGTGGGAGAGCGCAAGGTCTGCAGATCTAAGCTGCGTCCAACTGTGTTGGTGCCCAAGCGGATCATCCTAGTTGGGTAATGGCCAGCCCAACGGCCTGCAAAAGCCGTGAGTCCAGGTTCGAGTCCTGGCGATGGATAAACCAAGAGGACCGGTCGTCGGCTATGCGGCCGGTCCTCGCTACTAGCGCACAGGAGCACTAAACTTGTCCCGGGGGGAGAGGAGGTCGGTGTTGTCCAGCGTGGAGGAGCAGATTGAGCATGGGCGTACTGTCGTGGCTGATGAGGGGCTACGCCGGCTGCGGACGCACCTCGGCCTCACTCGTGGCGCCATAGCCGACATGCTCCAGACCGATGTGATCACCTATACCGGCTGGGAGGAGCGCCCTGGTACTACACTCTGGCGTGCTACCGCCGCCCGGATCGGGCGGTTCCATGTCGCAGCCTTACGGGCATTGGAAAAGCTCGAAGAGGTTGATATCCATCTCAACCACCTACATCCACTCCACGTCGCGGCCAGCGTTACCGGGGTACCGCAAGAGGTTCTGCTCCAATGGTACCGGGAAGATCGACTGCCAGGAGAGGACCTCGGCGTGCTGGGGGTCTGGCTCTATCGAGAGAAACTCCACACAGTGAGCCAGATCGGCGACTGGGACTGATGCAGTGCTCAGCCTGCAACGAGGAGCTGCACCCCGCCTGGGAAAATCTTGGTGCCCACCCACACTGCCTTTCTTTCGATGACCCCTGGGATACCGATCCCCTTGCGGTCCGGATCAAGTCGGAAATCATTAACATCATCCGGTGGTCTGAGCGGGAAAGCCCACGCAGCTTACAGGTCGAAATTGGCCCCTCTGAGCTGGGCGATCTCTGTGACCGGCGAATCGGCTACCGGATCGCCGGCATCCCCCACGTCAATACCGAAACTGACCCCTGGGCCGCCTTCGTGGGCAGTGCCATCCACCAGCGGCTAGCGGACGGGATCCACCGCTGGGCCCAGGCCACTGACAACCAGGCTTGGTACCCCGAGAAGCCGGTAAGCATCAGCTCACTGGTACCCGGCACTACCGATGTCTACCGTGCGGATATTGCTTGCGTCATCGACCATAAAGGCGCATCTCTGGACGGGATCAAGAAGATCCAAAGTAAGGAACCACCGCACCGACACCAGGTACAGGTACAGTGCTACGGTCTGGGATGTGAGCAGCTTGGGCTGCCGGTACGTAAGGTCGCCCTGGTTTACTATCCTCGCAACGGCTGGCTCCGTGAGATTTATGTCTGGACTGCGGACTATGACCGGAGTGTCGCAGAACAGGCGCTGGCTCGGCTCCACGAAATCGCCACCCGACTTGTCTCGTTAGACGTATTGAACATGAGTCATAGGTGGGAAGACGTAACCGCGGTCCCATCCAACGACTGCGGCTTTTGTCCTTGGTATGACCCGGACCGCGACCTGGAGCGGGGGGCTAGTGACAAGGGTTGCCCTGGTCGGTAGGCTCAGCGCTGGCGCCGCCATGGGACATGGAGTGTTCCTCGGCTGAGGTTGAGGGGCACCCTGCCTAGAGGCGGCCGAGCCCCTACCTCACGCATAGAGCAGGAGCAGCAACGTGACGAACCCGTACCAGTTTGATGATCCGGATGAAGTGGGTGGTGGCGCCCGGCTCAACCCCGCAGACATCATAGGACATCTATTGTTAGTGTGGGCGGTGGACTATATCCCACACTCGGTGACAAAGTTCACCAAAGCCGACAAGCCCTCTGACGTGATCGTGGTCGACGTGGTAGATCTTGATCTACCCGACGAGAACGGGTATGCAGGACTCCTGGCCAAATCAACCTGGTGGCGTCAAGCCCGACTGATCGGTGCGCTCCGGCAGCGACTGGATAACCCTCGTCCGGTCCTGGTGCACATGGCCCTTGGGCAGGCAACCATCGGCCTGCCACCCTACGAGCTGCACTCGGCTAACGGGCTACCAGACTGTGTCGCCCGGGCGCAAGCGTGGATGGCGGCCAACCCCAACTACCAAAAGAGCCTGCCCCGCGGCCAGGCTGGAGCCTCCCCCTCGGGACAACCTGCCCAGCCTGCCCCGCTGGCTGTACGTGAGCCAAGCCTGTTGGAGCGGCTGGCCTCACAGGCCGCAGGCAATGCTGAACGGGTCAGCGCCCGGCCTGCTCCAGTAGCTCACCCGCTACCACCTCCGCCTCCCCCAGCGCAAGCTGAGACTCCACCGTTCTAGTCACCCCCAAACGCCAAGATCCCCCGGTCGTCGTGCCACGACCGGGGGATCTTGGTCTATCCGACAGGGCTAGTCCTGGCCCAGCTGCGGCCCGGGTGTCATGATGAGCTGCCGACTTCGCCTGCCTGCTTCAACGGAACCCTGCTTCAACGGAGCCCTGATCTTGATGCCCCAGAAGAAAGGGGTCCCCCGCTGACTAGACACCGCAAGGGGACCCCTACTAGGGAGGTACAACTATGACCATAGCAGATGTCGCCGAGATCTGGCGACAGGCTGGTGTATCGTGCATCCCCATCCAACCCAACCGGCAGAAGAAACCGGCGCTGGAGTGGAAACAGTACCAGGCTCGCATCCCTTCCCTGGACGAAGTGTCGCAATGGTGGGGAAACGGGCATCCCTACGGGATCGCCCTCATCTGTGGTGCCGTGTCAGGCAACCTGGAGATGACCGAGATCGAAGGTCGCGCGGTAGACAACGGCTCCCTGAGTCGGATCATGGGGGCGCTCCAGGCGCTCGGAGCGAAGGAGGTCTGGGACCGCCTCGTTGCTAGCTACTCGCAGCAAAGCCCATCGGGTGGCCTGCACCTGTTGTACCGGATAGCTGATCATGCGGTACCTGGCAACGAGAAGCTGGCCAAGGACGAAGACGGGCTGGTGCTGGCAGAAACCAGAGGCGAAGGTGGCTATGTGGTCGGCGCACCCTCGCCCGGGTCCTGTCACCCCAGCGGGGAGGGCTGGCTGCTCGCCAGTGGTAACTATGGTGTGCTTCCCGTCCTGAGCTGGACGGAACGCAACCTGCTCCACCTGGCGATCAAGGATGCACTGGACCGGACGCCGCTACCCGAGCCAGGCTCAGCCCCTGCTCCACTGCCAGTGCCCAGCTCATCTGGGCACCGGGCAACCCTGAGCCCTGGTGATGACTTTGCGCTCCGGACCGACTGGTCCGAGATCCTGCGAGGCTGGTCGCTAGAGTCGGTCCGCGGTAGCGAGCGGATGTGGACCCGGCCCGGGAAAAACCCACGTGATGGCGCGTCAGCCTCAACTGACTATGAGGGCAAACCAGGGCTCTATGTCTGGTCCACCTCGACCGGCTTGCCGACCGAGGAGCCCCTGTCCAAGCTTTTTGTCTACGCACATTATAACCACCATGGCAACATGAGTGCGGCAGCTCAACAGCTTGCTCGTAAAGGGTTTGGCTCACCATGGGTTAGTCCAGTGCTGCCAAGCCTACCTGAAAATAATCCCAGCTCTGTCACAGCTGAAGACCCGGGCTATCTGGCTAATGACAGTGGGAATGCCCGTTACCTTTGGGACAAGGTTCGTGGACGCTACCTATGGCTGACTGAGCAGAAGCAGTTCTACGCCTGGGACGGCCAGGTATGGCGACCAGATAAGAAGTTCACTTTGGAGCATCAGTTCATTAGCTTGGCCGAGAGCAGGGCCTACGCAGCTAGGTACAAGGAAGACGCAAAAGAGGAGAAGCGCTGGACCGCAGCCGGTAACGCTAGCAAGATTGATGGCGCGCTTCGTTGCTTGAGGACGCTACCGGGGGTAGCCAAAATGTCTACCGAGATGGACGACGGTCAGCATGTACTGAATGTTCAGAACGGGATACTAGATCTGGAGACTTTTGAGCTTCGCCCGCACGACTCTTCAGCGCTGATGACCCAGCTTCTTGGAGCTGCCTACGACCCTCAGGCCAGTTGTCCCCGGTTTGAGCAGTTCATGACCGATGTGCTTCCCGACCTGGAGATGCGATCCTACGTTCAACGTGCCCTAGGGTATAGCCTACTGGGTGATGCTGACCAACGAGCCATCTTCCTGATCTATGGTCCATCCGGAACGGGGAAGTCCACCCTGATGGAAACCATCCGGGAGGTGCTCGGTGACTATGCCACCACGGCGCCCGCGGGGACCTTCAAAAATACCCGGGATAAAGGTCCTAGCAATGACCTGCACCGGTTGCGCGGTAAGAGGTTCGTCTCCACCAGCGAAACCGCTGAGCATGCGTCATTTGATGAGGAACTTATCAAACGGCTTACTGGTCGGGACCGAGTCGCCTCTCGCGAGCTGTATCAGGAGTACCAGGAATGGACTCCTCAATGCTGTATCTGGTTAGCCACCAACCATCCACCAAAGTTTTCTTCTGATGATGACGCGATCTGGCGCCGGGCCAAGCTGGTTCCTTTCACCACGCGGTTTCGTGACCGTGAGGTCGAGATCAAAGACATGGCTCGTAAGGTGCTCTACCCAGAGGCAGCTGGCATCCTGAACTGGCTTCTGGCTGGACTACAGGACTATCTGACCTACGGGCTCAACGAGCCTAGCCAGATCGAGGAAGCTGCGGTCGATCAGCGGCTCCAGTCTGACTCGGTGGCTCGGTTTGTGGACGACCGGATCTGTGACGGCATCCTGCTACTTGGCCCCACCTACCAGATCAGGGCAAATATGCTACATCTGATGTATATGGAGTGGGCTCGCCAGGCTGGGGAGCGTGGGGTAGGTAACCGTCGTTTCGGTAACCGGCTGACCTCCAGTTTCCCTGGGCTGGTACAGGTTCATGAGGATGGGCATACCTACTGGCGAGGAATCGGACACAGCACGACAACTAGTATTTTTGGGACAATATATTAGTATTACCAAGTTAATGTGAGTTTTGCCTAACGCTTGCATGTCGTAGCGTCAGCATGGTAGTGTCTCCCGTGTGCCTTACTACCGCTCCCTTGTTAGAAATTCCCCCCTGCTGCTTACCTTGGGTGAGGTAGCAATCCTGTTTGGTGTAAGCGCTCGGACGGTGGGGGGATGGGTACATCAAGATCGTTTAAGCGCCATACGTACGCCCGGAGGACGGATCCGAGTAATAGCCAACCAACTACTAATAAACCAGAGAATGAGGGAGCTAGATGCAAGTTCCCATCTCCCTGATCTCCGTCCCACCGCGACGGAAACCTCCTACTGACACTAGTAACCTTAAAGCGGAAATAGCTAAAAGTGGGATGAAGAAACCTATTCTCCTAGCAAAATACGGTGAAATTTTGCTACTTATCGATGGGCTACGTCGACTAAGCGTTGCCCGAGAGCTCAATAAGGCGGATATTTCAGCCCAAGTAGTTGACACGTACGAGGAGGCATGTACTGCCCTAGGACAAATCGGCAAGAACAGCGGTGACGAGCTGTCGATTCGACGGATCTATGAGATCTATGCGTCCCTACGTCCTTTGATGGTCGCACGGCTCGCATTGCGTCAAAAGGGGGAGCAATACGCCCCGTCAAGGGACCTACTCATCAGAGCGTTAGGGATACCTGATGATAATCGTTCCAGCTTGTCCGCTATTATCCAGTTGTATCGAGCGGCTGAGATGCGCGATGATCCATGGGCACAGAGACTCATTAAGGCCGTGGAGGAGGGGACCCTCACTCCGCACGCTGCCCGTCAAAGATATTCCAAGGGAGGATTCCAGTCAACTGGAGATGTATGCAAGGCATCAGAGCAGCGAAGACTCATGGGTACAGCCATAGCGACCATGAGCGGTATAGTCAAGGGATTACAGAGTCTAGGACCCTGGCACCCAGAGATTCCGCAAACGGAGCTGAGCGTCTGGGCTAAAGAGCTGTCGGCTCAACGAGGCTTCCTTGCAAAAATCATCCAATCGATAAAAACACCTTCCCCCCCAAATGGAGTATAAGAAATGGCAAAGCTCAATGCCATGGAGACCTTCCTTGAGGAAGAGATCCCGGTCTCAAACTTGCTTGTGGACCGACGGGTGCAGCGTACCGGTTATGATATGGCCAAAATTGACCGTATCGTGCTCCGGTTCAACCCAGGCGCAGTGGGAGTCATCACCGTCTCTCGTCGTAAGGACCGCTGCGTCTACATTATCGATGGAACGCATCGGGTCGAGGCAATCCGTCGAATCACCGAGAACGGTGGTAAGGTTCGTTGCCATGTTTTCACTGGCTTAAGCGTCCCCGAGGAAGCACAGATGTTCCTCGATCTTAACCACACCAGTAAACCTTTGTACATTGATCAGTTCCGGGTCCGGATCGAGGCTGAGGACCCAATCGCCGTAGGGATCTCCCAGATCGTGCACTCGTACGGCTGGGATATCACTCCGCAGAGCGGAAATGGAATGATCAACGCTCCGGCCGCCCTAGAGCGGCTATGGAAGCTGTCAGAACGGACAGAGTTCGAACCTAACCTGGTTCAGCTCACCATCCTGGTCGTTACCCGTTCCTGGGGAACCGAACGAGCCGGCGTGCAAGGAGTAGTGCTGGACGGGATTGGGAGACTGCTAGCCGAGCATGGGTCCAGGATTGACGTGGACAAGCTGATCGAGCGGCTCCGGCTGTACAAGGGTGGCCCAATGCAGCTCCACATCGAGGCAACCCAGTTCGCTGCATTGCAGAAGATGCGGGTAAGTATGGCGGTCGCCTCACTGTGTACGGCCGAGTACAACCGTTACATGCATAAGAACGGGCTCCCGCAATGGCGGCGCCGGTCATGAGCTGGGCTGAGGCGACTGTCTGCATTTTTACGGTGATAGGAACGGTTCTCATCGTTAGAGGCTGGCCCTGGCATCATGGACCGAGAGAGGAGGATGAAGATTGTGAAAATTGATACTAGTGATCAAATCCTGCCTGTATCTCTCTTAGAGTACGCAGAACCAGAGGATGTTACCCACTACACCTGCTGTGATGATGACACCGCTATGTGTGGTGAGGACGTGAGCCAGGAGCGATGGCTCGGCGACGAGGAGGAACCATCGTCCTCATGCCTGATCTGTGAGTCAGTAATTCAACAGAAGCTATCATGCACGATCGACAGATGTCCCTTCGGATATTATCAGGATAGGTAAGATCTATGAAGCTGTTCAAGATGGTTCGTGATGTCGACGTGACCGGCATCAGTGGCACGGGAGTAGTAGCCACCGGCGTCGAGTTCGATGACGGCACGGTGGTGATCCGTTGGCAGGGTGAACGCCCGTCCACAGTGATCTGGGCATCCCTACGCGACGCGGTAGCTATCCACGGCCACGATGGAAAGACCCGGTTCGTGGACCTGGTCGGAGTCGAGGCCCTTGCCACTGAACCTGACGACATACTCATCATCTCCTAACACACACAGAAAGCGCCACTATGCCTATCTTCCAGCTACGCATCGATGTCGAGTCATTCGTTGGCCATCCTTACTGGCCCGAGCGGGAACGCCTAATTAACATCATCAAAGAGTCCGGAATGAGCCGGGCTCGCTCGACCGCTAACCGAAACAAAGCCCTGGAACAGCATCTGATCGCGCAAGGTATGACCCTCGCAGACTATGAGGAGCTAGAGAAACTGGCTAACCGATCCTTCTACACAGATGGCGACGGTACGATCATGATCCCTAAGCATGTCGTGGATGGCATGCTCACCGCTGCCTGTGACACCATCCGTTCCGCAGGCAGACCCTGTCCACCTGACATGGTCCGGGTAGTCCTCCGCTCCTCGCCCTGGCGTAGTGACCGTCGGCCTGATGACGCATTGATATGGGAGCGCTACGTTGTGGTCTCCGCTGGCACCGGAACCAAGCTGTCGAACCAGCGAGCGCTACGACGTAACTCTTACCTGGGTGCTCAACCACCCGGTGAAGTGCCCGCGACTCCAGCGATGACATGCACCGGTACCCTCGACCTCGACCCGGAGATGGTTAAACCGGCCGTGGTCGAACAAATGCTCCGATGGGCCGGTCAGAACGTGGGTATCGGGGCGAGTCGGAAGATGGGCTGGGGCCGGTTTAAGGTTGTTGAGTTCTCAAAGATTTAGCCTTCGTCCCTCGCCGGCGCCACCGCCTCCGCCACCGCCTCCGCCACCGCCATCGCCCCACGCCTGCGCCAGCGCCACCGCCACCGCCATCGCCCCACGCCTGCGCCAGTGCCACCGCCACCGCCATCGCCTTCGCCTTCGCCTTCGCCTTCGCCAG